CAAACGACAATACCAACCAGATGACCTATGACATACTAATACTGATCCTACCATGGATCTGCACACTCTACCTAATACTACAATAACCCACACACCATATGGATATAAACTACAACAAAATCACTAAGTACGACAGAAATGTCGAACAGCTACTCACATTCTTGATGTGGTGTACAGTCACACCTGGCAAAAAGTCAGATGTCATTACACCCAAGTTCAATGCAATGTTCGACGATACTAACAAGCCATCACAAGTAATCAAGAAGCATGGCAAATCAGTAAGATCACTACTAGAAAAACATGGAATAGGGCAGTACGACCGCATCATGAAAGCATGGAAAGCAATCAAACTTATCCAGCCCATGGGCCAACTACGCACTATCACCCGTGATGAGCTAACAACCATACCAGGCATTGGCCCAAAGACAGCCTCATTCTTTCTTGTACACTCAAGGAAATGGCAAGAAATGGCAGTCCTAGATGTTCACATACTCAAATGGTTGCAACAACAATTCCCGGGACACCCGATACCAGACTCTACACCGCAAGATATCAGCAAATACGAAGCAGTAGAAGCGCTGTTCCTCGGTAAAGCCTGCCAGCTTAATCTATCTCCCGCCGATCTTGACAACAAGATATGGCAAGCAAACTCCCTAAGTAAATAAACCACACACCAAACATATGAATGAATTAAACGTGCTTAACAGAATCAAACTATATACATTTATCCGTGCCCTGGGTAATACTATCTTCAACATTACGTGGATCAAAAAGGATGGATCTATTCGCAACGCAAATGTCAGGCAAAGTGTCAAACTCATACGCAAAAGTAAGCGTATAAGCGTAGTAGCACAACCAAACTCAGCGTACCTTCTCCTCTACCTAATGCCTAACATGCAAGGAAACACATTCCTGTATGAATCAGGCTTCAGGCTAGTCAACCTAAGCACCATAACCCAAATAACAACAAAAGGATCCTCACACCAGATAACACCAGAACCTATCACTCAAACCTTTGACCTTAACATGTCAGACTTTGAATCACCTAACAACCTATACCAGCTACAAGATGGAATCAAAGCACTCACGGTCTAAGCTACCAAGAACAAGCCGAAGCAAACGTTTCTTCTTCCACTATAACAAGGTAAAGAAATGTCTAACAGTACACTACGATAACAAGTGTTACTTAACCGAAGATATCACATGCCATACTGCATGTGAATCACATCACCAAACCCAGCAACCACACATAATAATGCGAGGCTGGACAACAGAAATAATACACACACCAACACACACCATAATCAAATGAGCTATTACATAAACGGATCAACAGAAGTAGGCTACGAAGCACTTCAAAGACTACCAGCGCCAAACGCACTATCAGAGAGACACAACCCAGTACCACATGTACAGGTCGTTGACATCGTGCTAGATAAACTAGACAAGCTAAACTACACAATAGACGAAGCTCGCTACGGCCTAGACGATCATGGCGACATGTTCGGCTATCTCAAACTACACAAAGAAGGTGAAGATAACGGAGTATTCAAAAATGTACTCGGTATCAGAAACTCACATATCAAACGATTCGCATCACAATTAGGTGCAGCAGCAAGCGTAATGGTATGCGACAATCTATCCTTCCATGCCTGCGACGGTAACGAAGCCAGACATAAGCACACCAAGAACATACTCAATGTACTACCTGGCCGCATCGATGCCATGCTACACAATGTACAGAACAACTGGAAATCTCAGGCTAAACGATACGACATGTATCAAGACACTGAGCTCGACGAAGCCGGAATGCACAGAGTAATTGGCAGTGCTATAGACAACAAAGCAATTGCACCAAGCAAAGCTCTCAAAGTTCTCACAGAATACAAGAACCCTAGACATGACGAATTCTCACCGAGAAACGCATGGTCAATGTTCAACGCATTCACTGAGATTCTCAAAGAGACTCCAGCACAACTGCAAGATCGATCAATCAAATTGCACACCGTCTTCGACCAGCTACTCAGCCCTGTCGACACTATCACTAACGAGTTACAAACATCGTTCAACCTTAACTAACCCCACTTGGATGGTTGGACTGCACGAAAAATACTGCGCAATCGAGAGAAATACTCACCTGCGCTAGTCGCTAAAGCTAAACAGAAGATAAAAGATATCGTAACCAAGGTCACTTGCACACAATGCAAAGAAGCCCCAATCTCGCTATCATTGTTTAAAAGCGGACGTACCTTATGCGGACAATGCACCCATTACAATCACATATATGGCAAACCAAAACCCGACGCTTAAATGGAGTCACGGTAATGTTAAACTGCCTGCAAGAATCATACACTTAAGTCTTCCGTCAGGGCATTCGTGCCCGGCGGCAGACAAGTGTCTGTCAAAAGCAGACCAAGTTACTGGCAAAATAACAGACGGTAACCTCACCGAATACCGGTGCTATGCAGCAATGCAAGAAGCAAGACACCCAAACGTAAGAAAGCTAAGATGGCACAATCTACTTCTACTCAAAAAGAAGAGTAAGAAGCAGATGTTCAACATGCTGTTCTCCTCACTCAAGCGTCATCACGACAGCTACCACAAGAATCACGGCCAACGACCTATCATCCGTGCTCATGTAGGCGGTGACTTCTTCAATACCAGCTACTTCAAAGCTTGGTTAGATCTAGCAAAAACATTCCAACCAACATGGTTCTATGCATACACAAAACGCTTAGACCTATGGTTAGAGTACAAAGATCTAATACCACCAAACTTCGAACTCAACGCTAGTATCGGAGGTAAGCACGACCACCTAATACCACAATATAACCTAAAAACAGCTCAAGTATTATTCAGCGAGCAAGAAGCAATAGATAAGGACCTAGAACTAGATCATGACGACAGCCACGCATACACAAGAGGGCCGAGCTTCGGCCAACTCCTCCACGGTACCCAACCGGCGAAAAGCAAAGCCAGCAAAGCGCTTACGCTTCTCAAGCTATCGTCCAGCTGGACAGGGTATAATGCAAATACCAAGAGCGTGCCGAAAGCACATAACGCTGTTCTTTGAATCAGTAACACCACAACAAATCAAGCAGTACAAAGCAGACTGGCAAACTATCATGCCTGTTAGCGATCATGAAGCGCTCAACAGATGGCGATTTGCATACTGCACCGTACACACCCCTTGGTTACGCAGCTGCGAACAATACGATAAGATCAAACCGCTCTACGAAAATGCAGACTACCAAGCATTAGCTAAGATCTTACGTAACACCAGCGGCGGCATGTGGGACATCAAAGCTAACGGCATCAGCAAACTACACAGCTACTGGACAGACAATCCTGAAATGTTCGACACTCAGCCTAACTGGCAAGAGTTTCGCAACAAACTAGCTAACAAGTTGCACAAGCTAGGCCTCGCCAAGACAAGCTTCGCCCTAGAAATGCTATACCCAATGACTGCACAAATCATATGCATAGACAGACATATGTTCAAAGCATTCGGATGGGAAGATGTAGACCTAGGCTGTAGCACAGCTCAGTACGAATTCTACGAAGACTACTGGGTATCAATGTCTAACGAATACGGCATACCGCCAGTCATATCTCGGAATCTATTCTGGGACCAAATCCAAAATCAAACCTCAAGCCTATACTGGGCTAACTACCTAAACTAAATCACACACCATATGATCACACAAAATACAGACACTACGTATCCAGTCGTATCCTCCAAAAAGCCAATGCCCTATGCTATCAATGAGAAAAGCATCACCATACTAGACGGTAACAAACCAATAACGATCACAGATGACCGAGCCAACTATCATACATTGCTACAAGCAATCAAAGATGGTGACTGGGATACAGCAGCTGAATCGCTAGACGAGACATCCCAAATCGTAAAACTCACTCACGGCCGCGTATCTGTCATTAATGACCAGCTACACTTCGACGATGAGCCCCTCAACAATGCAGCAGCAGATAAGCTGACTGACTTAATCAAACAAGGTCACACAGATGTAGATCGCTGGGTACTGTTCCTTGAGAAACTCATGGCCAACCCCAGCTACAACAGCAGAGAACAAGCATACAACTTCATATCTCAACAAGGTATGCCACTCACAGAAGAAGGTAACATCATCGGATACAAAGGAGTACGCGACGACTACAAAGATAAATACTCCGGCAAGTTCGACAACTCAGTAGGACAAGCACACTCAATGACACGAATAAATGTAGATGACAACCCGAACAACGGTTGCTCATCCGGATTCCACATCGGTAGCCACGACTATGCAGACAATTGGGCATCAAGCGATGGCCGTCTAATGATTGTCGAGTACAGTCCAACAGACATCGTCTCTGTCCCAGAAGAATACGGCTATGGCAAACTACGAGTATGCAAATACAAAGTAGTTGGCGAATCAGAAGCTAGACAAGTACTTGACGACGGTGCATACGGTCACGAAGACGACAAAGCTGGCGACATCTGGCAGTACCTCTGCGACTATCATGACGAAAGCGAATCAGTATGGTACAACAGCATACTAGAAGAGTTCCCTCGCACATCACTATCGGAAATACTCGATGCTATTCGATATTACTCCGACGATTACCCACAAGTCACGTTCGATCAGAACACTAATGACTGGGAGATCCGCCTCATAGCGTTACCAACAGACCACGAACCGTGGACTGAATCAGTCTAATCCCATCGACCTGAGCATGTCGTATAACTGCTCACCCTTTATTAACACACACACACACCATATGAAACTATCATCAACACAACAAACACTAGATACATCCATACCGTCAGCAGCAGAATTCGGCATAGAAGAGTCTGATCTGTCCCACATCATGGGCATATTAAGATCACAAATATACTCTGACAAACTACTCGCAGTCATACGCGAATACTCAACCAATGCACGTGATGCTAACATAGAAGCTGGCAACGAACATCGCCCAATACATGTAGAAACACCAACACGCACGTCACCTCAACTACAATTCCGTGACTACGGTAACGGTCTTACCGACGAACAAGTTACATCACTATATGTAAAGTACGGTGCAAGCACCAAACGATCATCCAATGATTACACTGGTTGCTTAGGTATTGGTTGCAAAGCAGCATTTGCTTACGGTGACTCATTCACAATCACAAGCTACACATTAGATACTATAACTACCTGGTTAGCACGTATTGACGAATCAAAGCGTGGCACCGTCAGCCTAGTAAGCCGTCTACCTAATCACACCGAACCAACAGGTGTAAATATATCAGTAACAATAAAGTACGACGACTTCGAGACATGCGAATCCAAGATAAGAACATTCTTTAAGTACTGGAAATCAGATGTCACATCTAACCTCAGCGATACGTTAACAGAGCTAACACCTCATCACTCAACAGATGACTGGGCCATTGCTAATCATCAGACTGAACGACGCATCAACGCTTACAACCATCGCGGTGCAGCAACTGTTGTCATGGGCAACATCGCATACCCAGTACCATCAGCAGAATTCAAAGACAACAACATACACGGACTATCATTGATATATCACGACAATGTAATATTCTATGCTCCACTTGGTTCTCTTGACATAGCAGCTAACCGTGAAGCATTAGAGCTAACCGATCGAACAAAGACAGGTATCACAAGCCTAGCTAACAACATGATGTTAGATCTAACAACAATGCTAGAAGATACAGTCTCATCACAACCAACGCGCATTCTTGCATCAATCAAGTCATCACTATTCGAAAATAGTCTTGGCACATCACTCAACCGAGCGATCGCAAGCAATGCTAGCTGGAAAGGACAAAAGCTAATACGTACAATCAGCCTAACGAACAAAAAGAAAGCAGTAATACACAAACGTCAAAGATCCTGGAGAAGTACTGACAATGAAGACCGTAATATACGAGAGAAAGATGTGAGCATGATCACGTTAGATGACAATCTAACAATATGTGTAACTGACAACACAATCAGTGAAGCAAACTCAACACGCAGAGTCAGAACACTACAAGCAGCAAGTCTCTACAACAGATCCAAACAGTTCGTAGTAATACAACGCGAACACTTATCAGACGTTGAACCAGTACTACAACCAGCAGACTACACAGACCTGTTGACTATCGATCCGCTCAAGCCTACACGCACTATCATTACGAAAGCAGCAGGCAATAAGTCAAAGCAAGTAAAAATCAATGTGTGCACGCTTAAGCCTAACAGCCTAAAGTCAGCTCGCTTATCCAAAGAATGTGAGCCTGAAGCAATGGACGACGGACGCTTCGTATATGTACCACTCGATCGATTCGATTGGGATGGACATCCAGATCGCTTAGCTAATCTAAGTTGGATCCAAGCCGCAATAAAGTCTATCAACGATAACACATCCATAACCATACATGGTGTAAAGAAACACCACATATCAAAGTTAGGTGACAATTGGATCACGCTAGACATGTTCTTCAAAGAGAAACTTGATCAAGCAATCAAAGAAAGACCGGCCTACTACAAAAGCAAAGCTGATGAATATGAGTGCTGGGAAAAAGATACAAATGGCTTCTTCCCCGATCTATTGATCATGTCCAAAGTCAAAGACAAGACCATAGCCTATCAAGCACAAACACTATCCAACGCAGGCCATACAGGTGGAGCAAGTGAGTTACAAGTAGGCTCATTCCTGGGCGTGTACACAAACAAATCAACTATCATCAAAGATATAAAGAAAACACTAGCCAAGTATCCACTACTACAAGTCATATCAACTGGTTACTACTGCTCACTAAGCAACGATGACATAGCCAAAGCCGTCACACACTACATCAAACAAAACAAATCCAAATAACATGAATATACTAACACCAGCACCAGTCACAGTTGCTAACCATCGCGGAGTAGCAAACCACCATGTCACAAAACGATACAATATCAAAACCTTCAAGGCTAGCGCCCTTGTCGCTGAACTACCTATTGGAGTTACAGTCAAACATAGGTACAACGGCATTGAATACCGATACAATGTACCAGTCAAAAACCCACTACATCAATATTCACAAGTATCAACTATGACACTCTGGGTAAACAAAGCTCAACACATTGAAGCATCAGGCTGGGTATACAGAAAAGAAGACCTAGAGCTATTCATGGATACATTCCATCTAATCCACCCAATCATGAAACAGCTATTCGGCCATCGTGCCCACGATCCTCAAACAGGTCACCTAATGGCAGCCTAACACAGACAAGTCCTCGTCAGTCTAACCCACTGGCGAGGGCTTATCTTTTGCTCTAAGTTCCAATCCTCCAGGGAACTATCATACAGGCTTACGTATTTAAAGGAAGTTTGTTGTCACATTTTCAATTTGTGTAATGAGCATGAAAGAAGCAATCGCGCGCCTGAAGGCGCAAAGCGTTAGAACGTCCGGTGATGATCCCATCGCCGTTGTCTCCGATATCAGAGTATCGGATCCTTACTACGAAGCCGTAGTTAAGAGTAAAGGAGCACGTGGCACAGCCGCGTTCACCATCAAAGCGGGTGGCAAAAGCCGCACCGTGTTTGGTAAATCATACGTCCTTTCGGACGATATGGAAGTAGGACAGAACGTAGTAGTTGCTGTCATAATTCTTCCCAAGAAGGGTGACCTTCCTGCGAAGCCTTGGGTTAACGCCGTAACGAAAGTTGACGGATGAGTGCACGATGCCATGGGCATCTCGGGCAGTCGGCTAGCGCCGGCTGCTCGCACTCTTTTTTTGCTGTAAGTTCCAGAAGTACCTTACTATCACGTCACCTTGACTTACCCCATCCACGCAAAGTATCGTCCAACCAGACTCTCAGGGAAAGGGTGCCCCTTTCTCCTGAACCGTTAACTGGATATACAATCCTGTGCGTTGCATGTGCTAACTCGCTGATCACCAGCCACTTACCAACTCGGATACGCAGGAGCGTCCCGACTTAGTAACTGACTAGTGCCCGAATGCCGACTGTGACAGCACCCCCACCCTCTGGGCGGTACCACTATCACTACCAGTCGACATCGGCTATCAATCACAGAAATAAACAAGGGATTGTTTGGCGGAAGGCCCCCCATCCGGTGGTGGGGTGGGTACCAAAAAGGTACCATGTACGCAAATGAGGACTCCTTTGCTCATATTATTATTTACAATTGCCGGATGCGAAACCACCCGAAACCACCATTATTACTACCACTACGAGCATAAGTTCGTACCAATAGAAAATCCTACACATGACGGTAAAGACCTCAGTAAAAAAGCTTAGAGACGACATTCACAACTTTATTGAAGATGACGATTTCAATAATGCTGTCGCAGCATTGAGAGAAGGACTAAAAGCGAAACATACAGTTCGTCAAAGTCGTGCAGACGGAGAACGCGGAGTTGAATACACAGAAAAACCCTGCCACACGACCCGACTAAACGCAGCGAAACTCATGCTTGAGTATGGATTTGGTAAACCGGCCACTCGCGCAGAGATTAGCATAACCGATGACACATCAAAATCAGCTTCGCCAGCAGAAATTATGGCTAGAATACACTCCGCAGGGAGTCAAATTAGCCAAATTATAGACGTTTACGCAGAATCTGTAAAAGAAGCTCCTTTAGAGATATCAAATCATGAGTAAAAAAGTAAATTATCAAGATTTTTTAAAATCTGTCGCGGACGGTAAGGTAAAAACCGCTTCAGACAGCCTAAATCACACCGCACGTAAGAAACACCCTAAAAAGAAGAAGACTTTAGACGAGCCAGCTCCTTCATCGGGAAAACCCTACGGATATTTTGAGATGAAAGGCAAACGGTACCAGAACAACGGAAATGGCTGGAAAGAACTAACTAAAAAAGGCCCTAAAAGTATAGATAAAGCACTATGAAAAAGACAAATGATCCCTCCGAAATGTTTGAACACGAACTTTCCGCTGTCTTTGTGCGGTGGTGGGAAGAGTCAGACTTAGATGAAATTGAGATGTCTGATATTGCGGTAGGTGTCATAGAGAGATTCTGTGACACTTCTGTTGAATTTGAAAGCGATATAGATCTCAGCGACATAGACGATGATTGATCTAAAAACAGAAAGGATGGTTGGTAAAGGCCCAGGAGGGTCTAAAACCTTTACGGGTTTTCAGCCAAACTATCTATTTGGCCTAGATGACTTATGCCAAAAGTTTGTATATCCATCGTGCCGTGTTCTTGAGATTGGGTGTAATAGGGGAGTTAGTACAGAGTTGTTCGCCAGCTACGCCCGTAGCGTCACGGCAGTCGACATAAAACTAAAGCCTAGAATGGAAGACCTGCTAGAAAGAACCTCAAACATTAAGTTTGTTGAATCTTTTTCAAAAGATTACCTCAATCGACTAGTTGAAGGAGACTTTGACCTAGTATATTTAGACGGCGACCATTCACATAAGACTGTAGTAAAAGAGCTTCGCCTAGTGCTCACACGATTAAAAAGAGGCTTTATACTGGCAGGGCACGACATGTACCCGAGCACCAGAAAGCAATCGCAAGTCCAAAAAGCAGTACACGAAGTTTTACCAGGAATTCATGAAGGGGACCTAATTATTCATAGATTTTCTGACAGCTCTTGGGCTGTAGCAATTTAATATGACCAAAGTGCTTTTCTTCGGCGACTCCCATACTCGGTGCTACATAAGCAAGGGAGCTGACCTTGTTCAGGAAGAACTTGATTTTACGACATGTGTAGTAGATGGGGCAACCGCCCAGGGTGCTGTAAATCCGCACTCTAAGACGAAAGCACTCTCTAGCTATCGTGCAGTTCTCAAAAAGAGAATTAATGAGGCTTTCGATTACTTTGGGATAATGCTAGGCGAAGTAGATTGCGGTTTTGTAATCTGGCACCGCGCCAAGAAGTATAAAAAAACTGTAAGCTCCCAGATAGATTTAGCAGTGGGAAATCTTGAGACATTCTTAAACGAGGATGTAGAGAAAAACTTTACAAAAAAGCAAATAGTTGTCGTTGGGGCCACCCTCCCAACTATTCAAGACAACGCGGATATAAAAGTATTAAAGGGTGCGAGAGGCTCAGTTACCGCTAACCTAAGCCAAAGAATGAATTGCACTTTTAGGTACAATGAAAAGCTCAAGAAGATGGCTGAAAGTAACGGATATAGATACTTTGATGTATCCGAGGAGACATTAGATAAACCAAACAACCGAGTACACCCCCGATTCCTAAGATCAGATCCCGAGGATCACCACTTTAACAGTAAAGCTGCGGGCCCTCTTTTTGCAGATAAGTTTAAAGAAGCTATACAATGACCGATAACACTGACCAACTAGAAGACCTAATAAGAATTGACCCTGAAGTTTGGTTTAGCACTTTTGCGGTAATCAAAGACAAGCGGGGCAAGGACATAAAGCCTAAAGCTAACACCTTACAAAAAAGGATGTTTGCTCACTACAGAAAGTGTCAGCTTGAAGATGTTCCGTGTAAGATGATCATACTAAAGCCACGGCAAAAAGGAGCCTCGACTTGCGCCCAAGCACTAACGTACCACCACATGAGAAAACATGAAAGTCTATCGGGCTCCCTCATGGGGGATATTAGTGGCACCAGTGATAAGGTTTTTGAAATATACCGTCGGTACGCAGAGAATGACCTTTTCCCATGGGACGAAAGCGGAGGATCTTTAGCCGAGGGTGGAAACATGGTGGATCTAATTAAGCTCAAAAGTACCAGTGCATATGGAAAAGAAACTGCGGGTTCTAAGAACGCGGGAAGATCTGGAACAATCCAAGTAGGTAACATGACCGAGGTTGCATTCTGGCCTATGCAAGGAGAAAGAGACCCCGCACTCGGGTATCTTCAGTCTTTGTATGACGAAGATAACATTTCACTGGTAGTAGCTGACTCTACACCTAACGGGCCTGCTGGTTGGTTTTACCGAACCTGGGTACAGGACAATGAATGGGCGAAGATATTTGCTGCCTGGTTCGAATTTGAAGACTCAGTTATACCGTTTAAATCTGATGATGAGCTTAAAGAGTTCCAAAACACTCTAACCGCAGATGAAGAGTCTGAAATGGAGAGGTTTGACGTCACCTGGGAGAACATGCACTGGAGAAGAAGAGTTCTTCAAGACAAATGTAATGGGGATATCAGCAAGTTTAGACAGGAATACCCGTCCGATCCCGAAGAGTGTTTCTTAATGTCTTCTAGACCAAGGTTTCACACAAGCAACCTAAGTTTAATGACGAAAGCCGCAGAGCTAGAGAAACCAATTGTGGGTACTGTAGGAATACATCCCGATGGTAAACACGCTAGTTTTAAGCCAGACCGCGCGGGAAACTGGGTAGTATACGATCAGCCCGAATATGACTCCCGATATCTAGTATCCGTTGACACATGCACAGGGGAGGATCAGCAATTACAAGGTTTAGCTGCGGATCCGGACTATCATTCAGTTCAAGTTTGGCGTGGGCCCTTTGAAGATCATCGCGGAACTTGGCGAGTACCTAAAATGGTAGCCCTACATCACTCTAGAATGGACATTGGTGTTCTTGCTCAAGAGGTAGAAGCGATAACCAGGTGGTACGGAAATGCTTTTGTAATACCTGAAATTAATAACTCCGGTCTCGCTCTACTTAAATACCTATTGGAATCGGGATTGAGTGTGTATCGACGTAGGAAATTTAACGATGCGATGGGTATGGTAGAAAAAAGTTTTGGTTGGTCTACAGATAAGATAACCAGGAAGACGATCATAGATCATATGGCAGCAGAATTAGTAGATCAAAACTTTTACATACCCGATCTGGGAATCCTAAAAGAGCTAAAAACCTTTGTTATTAATGATAAGGGCAAACCTACGGCCGCACCTGGGCATCACGACGACCATGTTCTCGCCGCAGCTATTGCTTTGTACAACATTGACACGGCAACAACATTTAAAGCTCCCCGTAAAAAAAATATATCTAACGCGATGCTTCGTAAAAACCCTGGGCTAATGTGCCCAGATGGGTTTAGCCGAGTCCCGTTAGGAGTCCTGAAGAAGAATTACAAGCGGTTGAAGCCTTAATTGACCGCAACTAGAGTCGTCATATGATTCAACCCCAACCGACTTTAGATGCGCCGGCCCCAACTGCTGAAAGAGTGCCAGGAAGCACTAAGTTTGAGAGGTTAAGGCAGAGACTTGTAAATAACAGGGACGGAGCTACTTTTGGTAATATAGACAGTGGAGACATGGCTTATGAGATAAAAGACATGTCTGCTGAAGAGATGACTGAGCTCTACAAAGAGTTCGGTAAAGATCCAGGAATGGCAGAGCTTTTTCAAGACGCTAACCAAAAGAAAGAGTATTACGCAGAAGGTGGAGACTACAACGGCCTAAGCCTGTTAAACTCCTTGAATTCAAACCTTTCGGATATGGCCTCTCAAGACCGGCCAGATGAAGATATGCTCACAAAAGCAGGTCGCTTTGGAGCTGGCGCGCTTCATGGAGTGACTGAAGGTCTCCAAACCGCATTCGGCCTAGGTAACGATCGCTTTTCGGATACTCCCATAAATAGTGGTGGTCCTCTTCAGCAAGCTGGAGATTTACTCGGACTTGGAAATGCACACCTAGCGAGACCTTTACTAAAAAAGGGTGCTCAAATGGCGTCTACCCAGGTACCTACAATAGCGAAATACGGGAAGAAAGGCCTGGATTTCGTAAAAGGTATGTTTAACGGCGGAAGGGGAGCTACTACTTCAGGAGCCAAAGTAGGCGGGGTAGCTAAGCACACGATCAACGGAGTTGACGATGTCGCAAAAGGCGGAGCTGCTGCGGTTACTAAAGAAGGCGTCAAAGAAGGCGGCGAACAAGCAGCTAAAAAAGGGCTAATACCTGGCATAATAAAGAGAAACCCTGGGAAGAGTATAGGAGCAGGTCTTATTGGTGGCGCTGGCATTGCCAATTTAATGGATAACGAGCCTGTCGCTGAAACAACGGAAGAGGGCGAAACCGACGAGGGTATTGATGACGGCACGCTCGCAAATGGACAAAGCACTTTAGGACTCGGAACTGGGCTTAACCCAGGTGAGCTGAACGCTAGCAATCAAAGAGACTTTGCAGATAATCTCGGTACCATGAAACCGCGTCTTGGCGGAAGTGGAAGCAAAATGATGGATCTAGGTGCGGCCAGACAAAGAGCTTATGCTGACACCCTAGATATGCGAGATATCGAAAAAGATAAGGGTACATACGACCCAAAGTATTCCCAGGATCCAAACTACTTTCTAAAACAGCGATATGAGTCAACTGGTAATCGTGGAGCAGGCGCCTGGGATGCGTTAGATCCCGCAAAAAAAGCGGAAATGGCGAGCAATTACCGAGCAAACAGCTATTACGACTCAAGCTCAGATGCTGGTAAAGCAGCAGATGCCAAGTTAAAAGAATCGGGTTATACTCCTCCCATGGCCGACGCGCTATCTCAGGCCGAAGGACAAGAAATGGCTGAGCAAAGCCGTCTTCAAGAACTTGATGCAGCTGTAGAAGCCCAGCAATCAGGAGAAACTGGAGGATATGGTGTTGCCGCAAACCCCGAGAACTATCAGGGCAGCGTTAAGTCGGTAACTAAAGATGAATTTACAGATAAGAGTGGCATGTTTACACCTGGTACTGGTCTCATCGGAGACGGAAAGGGTGGTTATAGTACTCTTGAGACAGGAGATGCATTTGAAGGTTCAGGTGGAAAGAAATCTGCTGAAGAATATTTAATAGGAACCGAAGAACAGGGTCCTATTCAGCCTCAGGGAGAGAAGAGCTTTGGTCCTCAGCAAAATATGCCACGACCAATGCGCGACCCTGGAGTTGAAATACAAGGCCCAGTCGCAGGGGCAGGCAACCAAGGTTACAGTCAAGCTGATCCTCTACTCGACCCAAATGTTGGCGAAATACAAAACCAACAAAGAGAGCTCTCTCCGATTGAAAACGGAGCTAGCCTAATGGCACAGCTCGATAACTTCGGCCCAGGGAGTGGTAAAGCACCCGAGATGACTAAAGAAGGAGTGTTCACCCCTGAAAAAGAAAACCCCTTTCTTGATGACTCGGCCGCTAGCTACGAAAGACCCGAATACGCGAATCAATCAGGCAAAGGGATGTACACCGATCAGTTTGGTCAGCAATCTCAATTGAGCGAAGGCTCAGTCCGAATGTCCGCAAATGATGAGGATTACGGCGACAACTTTACTAGTAAAGACGATGCTCTAGGGTATGTAAACCGAGGAGGTAGACCCACAATAGATGAGCCCGCTCCCGCTCCCGGACCAGTTGCAGATCCAAACGCAATCATGGGCCCAGAGAATACCGCGGATACTGGCTTAGACACGCTGACAGGTTTAGGTCTAGGCGCTGGAGTTGCACTGCTGATGAGAAAGTTTGGCGTACCAAAACAGGTCGCTGAAAAAATGTTTAAGGCTCAAAGAATGAATGTTGTCCCTCAAGGGCAGCTTGCTAACGGAACCCGATTATTAGGAAACAAAACTCAACCAAGACTAGGAAATATGCCCGCTAGAAATACACCGACTCCAGGAGCTGCCGTAACACCAGAACAATTTAGACAAGCTGCTAGTCCCGCTGGCCGAGCTCAGTCAAGTGCTCTTGCTTCTCAGCACGCTGCACAGAATGCACCTCGAGTAGCTTTAGAGAGATCCGGAATCCCCCGCATTGGTGGAGGCAGATACGGAAGAACTGAAGCAATGCGGAAAGAAGCTTTAAGAAGACAGAGAGAACAAGCCACTTTAGGCAACACCTACTAACCCGCCCACAATATGTCCTTACTTAGTGATTTGGACTTAGGAGCTGGGGACTACGATAAGAAAAAAGATTCCGGCCTAAGTAAATTTATAAGCAAGCCTTCCCCAAAGGCTTATCAGCCCTTTGGAGGGCCAGCTCCAGTTACACAGAAGGCTACCAACCTTAAGCGCTACGAAAATCCAGCCGACGACCCACGTGTTGACAACTTTTCTCCTTTCGACGAACTCGACACCTACGATCAAGCAAAGTCTCAGCACAGCATATTAACCAGTGAGTCTTCAAAATTAGGCCAGCTAACCTCAATGTGGGACGGTCGGTATGATGACTACCTCTCAAACGAGCTAAAACCTTTCTACGATCAGCAAGGTTTATACGGAGAAATAAAGGATAGCAAGAGTGGTGACGAGTATTTCAATCAGATCGATGCCCACTATAAGCAGCTCGAGAAAGACTCTCTTGAAGAAGACGGTTTTATGGGGCCGTCCGATCGCAAAACCGGAGCACTTGAATCTTTAAAAGGCTTTGGCTCCTGGAATGGGGCTAATGGTATGCGTGCTAAGTTCCTGAAACTAAAAGAGGAACGCGATAAAAGAAAAGCAATGCGCGACGATGTTGATTCCAGGAAGACAGCATTGTTGGACAGCATGGTTAGCATCCCACTTGAACAGCGCATCGCAATGGACGCGCAACTTAAGTCAAAAGGTAAGGGATCCTCTAGCGCAAAACAGGTTAATGCAAAGCTGAATTCGATGAACTGGGAGAAACCAGTAGTAGATAAGTACAGCGGAGAAGTCATTAATCTCGATCGAGTAGATCCACGAGCCACTATAAAGTCCACCCCTGACAAATATACAGGAAAAGACCCAATTAAGTCTGCTCAAAACCAACGCCTCGCTAAAGCGATGGGTGGTAATGTAGATGCGATACTAAGAGAAAGAGAAGTTTTAGATAAAAGTAGAAACCTTAGAACTAAGGGTTACATGACCCCGCACACGGGAACACTCCCCCGTGGCCTCAGCAGAAAAGATGCAGACCTACTAGATGCAGCAGCACTAAAAGCATCAGGTATTACTGACTTTAAAGGGACTCCCATTGACGAGGCTATCGCAGAGCTAGGTGGCGAAGAAGGTTTAGAGACAGCAAAGATTTTAAAAGGAGTTTACCAGGCAAAAGACCTATATCGCCAAGCTCAGATGGAGTTAATCAAAAGCGCTGGTAACGGTAAAGCCCGACCCGCACTAAAAGATAAGCTCGAGGATGCTAAGAACAACTACTACGGCATGATGAATGTGGCGGGTGACCACGGCCTTAACTCTAGAATATACGAACAGATGTCATCTCGCGACGACGAAGTCGGGTGGTGGGAAGGTGTCAAAAGAAACATGTCAAATGCTTGGAACCGTGGTCTTAAAATGGCCGACCAAGCAATGCTCAGTGATGAGATAGCTTTAAACAGAATAGGGGAATCTACAGTTAAAGAACTTATTGATATATCCCAAGACATCGAAGACATGCCAGGAAGTAAATCGTTGCAAAGACTTCAGAATATGAAGTCCAGCAATGTTCTTTCAGCGATCGGAAAGATGATTTTTGACGAGCCTGAAGCGCTACCCGAAATGCTTGTAGAAGTCATGACGGCATACTTACCGACTTACTTAAATACAGCCAAGGTTGCACTACCCGCATCCGCAGCAGTCGGAGTTGTAGGTAAGATGAAAGGTAAGTTTGGAATACTTGCGGCCACAGGAGTAGGCGCTCGACTAAATGCGGGTCTTGCTTCTTTCGCACTCGAGTACACAGGTGAAGTAATGGGCAACCTTGCAGAAATGGGCATTGATACAAATGACCCCGAAATAGTAATGGCTGCTTTCCAAGATGAAACGGTATTAAATAAGCTTCGCAAGAAAGCCACTTTAAAAGCAGGCGGAGTTGCTCTAGGTGATATGTTTGGCGCAATGATGGCTGGACGAGTTCGTCAAAGTGCAAACTATTTAGGAATAAAGTCCGGGAAGCTTACAAACGCCAGTAAGTTCGCTAAGCAAAAAGGTAGAACAGATTGGACTCAAGCTGGTCTTGATGTACCGATTTTTACAAAAGCTCAGAGGATGACGGGTGTTGGTGCAGAAGAAGGAGTTCAAGTGGCTTCTGGAATGGGTGGAGAGTTTTTAGGTCAACTACTTTCCAGGGATCCTGGCGAAGGATTCGATCACGACGCAATTGCCGCAGAAGGTGTTTTAGATCTAGTTAGCCCCTTTGGTCTTTACGGATCGGTCAGAGAAATAGTGAAGAAGCCAGACAACTTTGACTTCTCAATGGCAACACCGACTTACACTGAGCCAAAACCGTATGAGATTAACGGTGAGCCCGTTGGTACTACAGGAACTGTGACTAGAGCGGGTATGACCAATACCTGGCACACTTTTGATAATTCAGACAGCATGGCTGCTCATGTAATGGATGCCTCAAATATTAACTTTGATTCCGAAGAAGGTAAATGGCTCCAGCACACAATCATGCAGTTACAAGGCATGAACCCCGCTGACTTCAAGAACATGCGTTTGGTGATGGCTGAGAGAACACCACAAGATGTAACTGGCGAAGGCTTTTTTGAGCACGATCCAGAAAGCGGAGCGTTCACCCTCTCTTTTAATAAGAAGCTCATGCAAGAGAATCCCATGAGGGCTTTCATGCATGAATCGGGACACTTTGCTCGCAGACAGATCTACAAAGATAATGCAGAGTTTTACGAAACCTACAGAAACCTGGGTGAGAAAGTTCAGCTAGATTCTCTCGCCGAGTATGTCCTTAAAGTGCCTAATATAAAGTACACTCAGATTAAGGATAAGGCTAAGCAGGCTGAGGTGTTAAAGTACTATCAGACTGTTCCACTAGAAGTACAAGCGGAAGAGTGGTTTTCACTGCAATACGCAAGAGTACTTGCGGGAAACAAGGCAGACAGGAGCATCGTAAAACCTTTAGAGAGTTTCTTAAAAGAATTTATTAGACCCGCAATGGAAGGTTGGATGGGTTCAGTTGAGAATGCTGGAGAAGACGCGGTCAATATTGACGGAAGAATTTTAAGCGCCTTAGGATGGGGACCAAACGGTACTCGTATGGGTGAAGATCTGCCTCACAGTTTTACAAGAGCTGGAGTTCGAAGCCCCGCTCTACCGAAAGGTTTTGAGGGCATGAGCGAACAGGAAGGTTTAAACTTCTTGTCTCAAGCAATAAGAGAAGCTGGTCTCCAAGAAAACAAGGAGCTTATAGAATCAGTTGAAGCAATTCTCGGCAGAAAATTTTACACTAAAGAAACTACTGCTTTCGCAACAGCTGAAGAGAAAGTTACAGCGGCAAAACAGTATAAAGAAGAAGCGGGAAAGATCAGAGAAGCCGTTACGGCCAAGAAGAAAGCTGAGCCTAAAAAAGCACCTGACAGTGAGCAGAGCTCCAGGATTAAACTAAGGGAGAAAGAAGGCCGTCGGTCAACTTTTGCACCACAAGACCCGCAAGTTGGTATAGATAGAGCCCGAGGAGACCGCGACGCAACTGAGGCATTTGATGCTGAGGTAGAAGCCGAAGTTCAAGGACAGCTATCTAAAAGCCCGATTGAACAATGGATTTCCGAGTTAAATCAGATTGAATCTAAAGCTGCTCAGAATGTCTATGCAACTAAAGCGCAAAAAGACGGGAAAGTCACAGTAACAAAAAGAAGCCCTGGATCTCTTCAGAAAGTCGGTTCCAAGGTAGTAAAAGAATTTAAAGACCAGGAGGAAGCCGATACTTATGTTAAAGCCCAAACTGAGTCCGACCTTAAAGATTCTACTAAAATAGTTAATGCCTTAAGAGAGGTTGAGTCGTTACTGACTAACCCAAAAGATCTAGCTAAAAAAGTTAAAGCTGCTCGGAATAAAAGAATTGAGGAGCTGATGAAAGAAGACGGCATTGCCTATAAAGATCTGCCTCAAGACGATAAAGCTAAGACTTGGGATAAGTATGTACCGAAAGTTTCAGTCATAACAATTATCTCTGACCTTACTGGTTTTGATAAAATACTTGAAATGAGTAAAGGTGGCTCGAGCCAGTGGGGTTCGCAGTTAATCGCGAATATGCTCATGAAGCTACCAGGTGTAAATGATATTGCGGAGTTTGACTACTTAGGAAAAGACGAACTAAAATCGGTCACCGAAAACATTCAGGCCCGAAAGCAAGAAGCTATTAAAGAAGCTCAATCAATTGAAAAAAGCTTGGGACAGTTAAGAAAAGCCTATCCCGATAAGAAAAAACAAAAGAAACAAGAGCAGGGTAAGAATGTTATAAGAGTGCACACGCTGAACCCTGGTGCTGAAGAGTTTACTAAGCAGATTAGTAAAGAAGGTAAGAAGGCAGAGAAGGGAGTTTCATACATAACGGGCATGGAAAAAATGCTAGATGCGTATGAGAAAGACGATGCAGCAAATTCTACTCCTGAAGAGGCAAAATCAAACAGGGCGTTAGTAAAGGGTCTACTGACCAAGGTTGCTAATAACAACAACTTTATAAAGAAATATAAGGGTAACCAGATAGCCTATAACACTAAGGCTAAAGATTTTGTTGTTCTATCGAAAAGACGAGAGAAGAAGAGCGAAAAGAAGCTTGCGAAAGAAACTGACAACATAAAACCCGATACAAAGAAAGCGATTAAGGCTGCGGTGATCAGCGCGATTGAATCTCAAGCAAAAGCGATGATTAGCGCAAAAGATTTAACCGCCCAAGACTCCTATTTAAATTACGCAAAGCTTTCCAGAAACCAAACTTTTAGAAATGCTCAGGCTTCCTATTTTGTAGAAAATGGTTTTAATTATAATTTCATAACTGCATTTTTAGAAGTTATGTCTTCCGGCCCAGACGGAAAGACCATGACCCCAAAAGATGTCTTTAAGCATATCGACAAGGGTTACGCTCAAGGCACAGAGGCCCAGCTACTGCAAGACGACCAAACACCTTTCGACTTACGCAGTGAGTTTAACAAAAATCTCAAGAAGCTTATTGAAGCGCCTAAACCCGAACAGAAGAAAGATAAGCAAGGAAAGACTTACACAAAGACGAAGTACGACAGTATGTCTATAGACTCTGTCTACAGACTGTGGAATGATACCATAAACGTTAAAGGCGGTATTTTTGACACTCTTAAAGACCAACTAGGCAGAGACCCAAAGCCAGAGGAAGTCGCCCAAAAGCTCTCCCAAATAATGCGTAAGCCAAAAGCTTTACTCTCTATTCTCGGGAAAGAAGGTAAGGCTGCGAGGTTAGCCTCTCTAACTGAACAGATCCAAAAACTGGAAGAAGCGGAGATGCTATACGCTCCAGAAGACTATACTATCATATGGAAGAATACTGTAGTTAACGGCATTAAAGGTGGCACGGCCTATATCAAAGAAACCCAAGGGCAAGAAGATTTCTACCGCAGGGTAACTATGGAAGACATGGCTAAGACCTCAGATAATCTGAGGTACTACATCGAGAAAGACGGCAAATATTATTCTAAAGATAAGGACGGTAAAGAATACATAGTGCTAAAGCCTCAAGAGTCGCTGAAGGGTTTTTACTTAGGCTTTGACCTAGCCAAACAAAAGAACCCTGACCGAGCGACTTCACTATACGGTGGGCTGACTGCTCGCCAATACGCACTAGCTCTATCCGCAGCCGTTGCATCTAGACACTCCCCCGCTAAAGGTAAATCGGTAAAATCTAATCTCAATCGGGACACTATAGAGAGCTATACTTCTGACCAGGGAACAAACCTGTTGCAGATCCTATCCCACCAAATATTTCAGCTAAATGAGAAGTCGCTAGATACAGATTTCGAAAGAGACGGGCTACCAGTTCGCCGACAAAGAATGGCCGAGCTTGCAGATCAAAGAACTCCTCAAGAAGCATTTCTATACGACCTTGTAAACGCAGCAAACTGGACAGGCTCATCTTGGGAGAATTCAAAACAAGGTAAGATGCTTTGGTTAATGTACCAGAAATCTACCTATTTTGCGGAAGCAATCAAACTTGCAGAGACTACTAAAATTCCAGGCGAAAGCGAAAAAAGCCGACTAGACAGGATCGAAAGGTACAAGAGAAATTTAGGCGTCCTCCTCAACATGGAAATGAGCAGTCCCGATGAAGTCGGCATTGAGCGCAGCACTTATCTAGAACCCGATTTTAATTCTGAAGTAATCGAGGACACCAGCGAAAAAGCTCAGCAAATGCGAAAGAACATCGTGGGCCGACTTAAGAACTTCTACAAAAAGTATGAGGATGCGGAACACGCCAAAGAGAGAACCCCAATGGCATTTGAAGCGTGGGTAAAAGATGTTGAAGGTTTAACAAAGGAAAAGAAAGCGTATGAAGGGTTTAACCATTTCGCTCGGATCCGAGAAAATCAAAGAGTTCTTCAAGCGAGATATGTTGCGAGTCATCCTAAAGGTCAGTCCTACAGAAAGTGGCTCAACGTAAAAGATAAAAATGGCAACTATGTAAATCGCGAAGAAAAGATAAGCGACGGTTTAATCAGTCAAGGAGGGCAGACCGAGTTACCTATTGAGGTCACCCCTGAAGGTATTATTGGTGGAAGTCTTTGGAGCGGTGCTTTATCGGAATACGAGTTTAAATACATGAAGTCTCACGCTCTAGCCGCAGTGCTGAAAGTTTGGGAAGATGATATAACAGGAGACGGATTGTGGACTTCAGGCTTAAGCACAAAGTATCGGGACACTCTCGCTACAATTGGTGCTTCTGAATCCGAAAACAAATTTATTGATCGCTTACAGAATAGAAGATTTAAGCTCGAAAGCGGTTCTGCCGAGTTCGACAAAAAAGCGTATGCAAGTTGGAAAAGTAAGAATAAGCTTCCCGAAATACCTCGCACTAGTAAAAAATTAGGGGAGCTTAACAAGAAGAGAACCGACGCATACAAAAAGCGGAACTCCGAGGATCAGAACGATGTCACTCAGGAGATCAAAGATCTAAACGCTGAGATCACACAGGAAGAGGAAGTAATTCGTAAAAGTGCCGCAGCCGCAAGACAATCAATATTTGACGAGTACGCAAAACTAGAGAGAGCTGACGTAGAAGAGGGAGCAGACACCACTACAAATGAAGCAATTTTAAGTAACCTCCAAGAGCAGTTTGTAGAGCAAAAGCCCACTTTCTCACATCAAATCAAAGGCGACACAAAAATAAGCTGGTCTAACCAGTACCGTGTTCGCGTAAAGCCCGTAGAGACGAAGTTCGATGAGATTTTTGTATTCCCAGAATTCAGAACTGAAGGGTACGAGTTTATAGCAGATGCTGAGGCCCTACAGAACCCCAACGATGTAGTTGAAGCAATGGAAGGCGTGCATGGAGAATTCACGTTTGCCGACGCAGATAAACAAGTAAGCTTACTAAACCTGTATATAAAGCAGGCACAAAAAGCTTTTGGTACTATGTTCAACCTTGTTGATGACGAAGACAAGCGTGTCCCTGGTGTAAAAGTAGATCAGTACGGTAAAACATTTGAAGTGCCCAGTCGGATCCGCAAAGGCGGTAAGTTTGCTGAGTGGAACCGAGTGTACATACAACGCGAGCAACTAAACGAAACATTTTTAAAGTCTACAGCCTTTGAAGGAGATACAGTTAAATTCAAGGGTACTGATACAGACGGTAAATCAGTTAATGTTAATGCAAAATTCAGTGGAGATGTTTGGGTAGATGCGGACAATAAAGAGCTCAGCCACAGAATGGGAGCTGTTCAAGTCCCCACTAATGAGCAAGAGGCAGAGACTGGTGTACTACAGGAGTACTACAATAGACCTAGTATATACGACCAAGCTATTTCAGCTTATGCGGACAAGCTAGACGGAGAGGGTCGTGACTTCATGCGAGCGGACAGCGATGGTCACTACTCAGCGGTCAGCCTACTTAAACAAATTTGGAAAGGTGGAATGGCCTCATTTAACCTGTTCCCTACAGCCGACACTAGAGAATCAGACAGCGGAGGAGAGGGAGTATCAGCGGAAAGACCTGGGCAAAAGCTTTCACCGTACATAATACAACGAGTCCTACAACCTTTAGTTAAGCAGCTATACAAGGATCTAAAGATAGATGTAAATGCAGTTGTACCAACCGATAGACCCGATGCAGAAGAAGTAACCTATGGTCAACTCCTTGAGTCCTTAGACCTACTCAAAAGTCAAGAGCCAGAGGTCGAAGCCGGAGCTGTAGTCGATAACGAAGACTCTATAGCCTACCCACCAGACAGAGTAGTTCTAGATGATGCCGGTCAGTCCGAGTTTATTAAGAAGTGGTTTAAAGAAAACCTTGAAGCCTATGAAGGTGATGAGCGTTTTATTGGTCGTCTTCAGTCTGAAGTAGGTACGGTAACAACAGAGGAAACAACCAGAGAAGTTAAAGGTGGAACTATTAAAGTTCCCGCTAAAGTAGTAAGCAACCAGGACATTGACCTAACAAACTTGACTAGCTCTAGGGGTGTTATCGTATTCCATTCCCGAAAGGAAGGCAGTAAGAGAGGTCAAGACGTCGCGGAACTAGCTCGTACCGATCCAGATTTAGATTTGATTGAAGTAAATCTAGCTGAGGATCTAAACTTTAGAGATATACAGAAGCAAGTTAAAGACTCGATGGGTAGATACGTTGAGTATACAGATCAATACAACCTCAACATTTTCACGACCGGGACCACCGTAAAGGAACAGGAGAAAATACAACAGGTTCTTGATGCGATTTTCAAAGGCAAAGTGCCCGTTAAAAAAGAAGAAAAGCCGAAAGCCGAAAGTCGGAAGTCGAAGAAACAATATGGACAAGCGACTCCAATCAATTACGCAAAAGGTGAGAATGCTTATCTCTCTAATTTCCAACCTCTAGCAAATCCCATAGTATATAACGATAAGGAGTTCTATACCGTTGAAGCGGCTTATCAGGCTTATAAAAATAAAGCTAAGGTGGAGGCCGATGGAGATGCTTGGGTTGATCAATTTACTTCGTCTGAGCTAGAAGGAGCACAAGCTCAAAGTATAGCCCGAGAGGCTGATGTAAAAGCTGATACTGATACCAGCGAAGACTTAATGCGAGAACTGCTTGGACTGCGTTTCCGGAATGACAAAAATTTTGTAGCATCAATTAAGGCTAACTCTAACTTTACTCACCCTGTTAAGGATGCTTTCTGGAAAACAAAATTCCCAGAGTTACTTGAAGAGCTAAAGGGTAAGGCTTACTCTACTGCCTGGTTTGAAGATAGCGATATTTGGAACGATCAACACGAAAAAGCTGATAAAGCTAAGTGGGGTCAAAACTTCCGTCAGGCTTTAGACCCTCTATTTTCGGCAATTCTAAATGCTAGACGCTTAGACATATACGACCAGATTGAGGATAAGGATAAGAAGCAAGCTGTTGTAACTCGTGACCCTGGTCTTATCGATGTTGTCCGTATGGGAGACACCGTCCCAAAAACAAATAAGCCTAAAGAAGATGTAAATGAAGAGGCTCCAGACGGTTTCGAGCTAGGAGAAGAGGACTTCGGTAAAGACACAAAAACAGTTCAGGATGGCGAAGGAAATGAACCCTCTACTGACAGCAAATTAAACAGTTCAACTCGCGAGAAGTCGAAAGCGTTAGACTTAGCGACACGTGAAATTGCGGAAGAGATTGTGCCTGAGACTGGCAAGAAGTCCTTACGCATAAAACAGTTTTTGAACCTAATGAAACGTGAGGGTGTAGAAGATCACAATATGGTGATTGCCGCTGCAATGTCTAGCCTAGTCAACAGCAAGCAGGGTGCGCTCAGCGAAGTGTTTAAGAAAATCAATGTGCCTAACCCTCCCGAACTCGGAAATATGTTTGAGTCGGTATCAGGTTTCCAGGTTAAGGCTTTGCAAGACTGGTGGGACGATCTCGGTAATAGTGATGCCGCAGCTCCAGCTGCTTTTTATAAGTACATTCGCCAAACTTTCGACAAGCCTGAAAACACCTCAATGTTAAAGTGGATTAAGAACATCAGAAATGTTGGCCGAGACATTACGAAGAGAAACACTCCAGTCGAAAAGATAACAGAGACCTCAGAAGACTGGTCAGCTCCAGAACATTTAGGCTCTAGCTTTAAGCTGCCCGCAGAAAAGAATTTGATCAATACCTTTAGGCATATGGCCACGACGGGGAGTGGTGGCCCAAATGCAAAACTAACAAAAGCTCTCACGCATCTTTATCACGATATACTTATATTAGAAAGACAGGATCCGGAAGAGATAGTGAATCTTGGTGGAGGTGTATCCATGAGACGTATACAGGCTAATAGCATTGGGCCTGGTGAAGAGTTGGAATATTACAAGGAGTTAACATTCGCTTTACGAAGCGAAGCTCAAAGAGACCCTGTTGTTGCTCAGACTGTGGTAATGCTTGATGATACTGGAGGAGCTGCCGGTCGATATTATCCGTTTTCTGATACTAAAGAGGACTTAAACGCTGACCCAGAAGAGTTGAAAAAAATAAGAAATAAGGAGGACACAGGGTTCATTTCGATGTCTAAAGAATTTATCAACTATGACATTCATGGAAGGTATTTAGGCCCGAGTACCGGGCAGTTTATAAAAACATTTTTGCACGAAGCCGTGCACGCTATAGGTAATGAGTTTCTGGGTATGGCTAATGCGGCAGCTGAAAAACGCGCCGATAAAAAGGGTGTGGAATTGAAATGGCTTTCACAACTCCATCACACTTGGGAAAGCCACAGACCACCTGCGGAAAGAACCAAGGTTACACTCCAACAAGCTTATGAAAAATCTATAAATGTGCAGATAGGTCTAGAAAAGGTTGAAGAATTCAGAGATACGTTAATCCCATTTGAGAGAAATAAGGCGACAACAAAAAGAGAAAAGGAGAGAGTAGAGGCAGCTGACAACCTTATCTCTCTTTACTCGGATTTAGTTCAACACTATAACGACGGGCAAATAGATTTCGGTTATTATCTCATGGGTCCAGTTGAGTTATTGACGGAAGGACTATCCAACGCAAACGTGCAACGGATATTAAGTAAAATTACTCTTACTCCTGAACAAAAAAAGAAATACGGCAATCTTTTCAAAGGTTCAAGTATTCCGACGGTAGAAAACTTCTTTGATGTTATCGTGCTTGCCATGGCAAAATTCTTAGGTTTAAACCCTAGGGACACTGTACTTGAAGGTGTAATTAGGGCACAAGGCCTAATCAATAACTCTACCTCTAGACTGCCAAATGGTGCTAATCCTGACTTCACAGGATTAAATGTGCGACAAGTAAACGCCCTCGGCTCTAGCTTTGCTAACCAAAACAAGGTGAGCGGTGTGCGTAAGTTGTGGGAGACGCTCTCCAATAAAGATAATTGGAGGGAGCTTAGCGAGCACACAAAAGCTGGCTACAAGAGTACTATCACTAATCCAGGACGCTTTAAGGACAAGATGACGGTCGATTATATTGACAAGTTTCGTCCTGTTAAAAACCTATTCTATGATGTGCAAAACCTTATGGGTAACGACATGGAAAAGGGAGGTAAGCTTTACGACGCCCTCAATACATGGGGAAAGATCCACACCTACCTAGGTATAGGTCACACTAAGCTTGAAGAAGCTCAGTTAAAATATCACCACCCAATTATGGAGGCTATGCGAGATACTGCTACCGACATTAAAGATGTTGGTATGTACTTACTGGCTCGCATGGCTCCAAGTAGGAATGCTCATCATCGCAAACAAACTCAAGACGCAATTGCAGATCTCCACACAATTAAGGATCTTAACGAGAGAGCGGAAAGGTTAGAAGAATTAAACAAGAGATTAGACAATGAAGCTCCTTCAGGAATTTCGGATGAACAAGCTAGGGCAATTGTCAAAGATTTAGAAAGTTCGAGTTCAGAGAACAGCATTAAAGCTTTCCTAGATCATGCAAATAGCCCTCTTCAGTTGTTTTACGAACAGCAGAAAGCTGATTTAGATAACCGAGTAGACAATGGACTGATTGCCGAAGAGGAACATTCTCGTATGACTCAGGCCGCCTCTTATTTTGACTGGGGCTTAAATGGCTCGAATTATACATTTAAAGACGCTGACGGTAAACCTTCCAAATACTCGTATGCGCCAATGCAAGGTTTTGAAGGAGAATTTCAAAGCATGGTTGACGGAGAACAAGCATGGGAAATTTTAGGCCAAGCAACAAAGTCTGCTGGTAAAGGCTTCGACCAACCTAAAGTTAGATTCCTTACACACGGTGCATTTGGTCGCTTCGGAACAGAGAAGAATGATAAGGGGGAGACTGGCATAAAAGGCCCTGATGCCGAGATTGTACTAGGTGTAGCAGAACAGCAACACACAGAGGGTGCAATTAGAGCCAGCAAAAACACTGTATCCCGATCCTTTGGGGATCTTCACAATTTTATGCGCAGAGTCGCCAAAGGTGCAGAAGAAGGCTTGCCGGATGAATTCCAAGGTATGGATCTAGAAAAACTCCACCAGAACAAGGAGCTTAGAGCCAACATGAATAAGGAGTACGACAAGTTCTTCAAAACTCATATTCAAGCAGTACCTAAAACTGAGTACGTGATGGCCGATGTGTCTCCAATCGATGAAGACGGCACAAATTCAGATAGGTTAAAAATGGTAACAAAAACCATCAATAATGATTTTAAGAACGACCCTCACACATTCGTTTTCCGTGAGGGAGGGCTACCCATGTACATATCATTTCAAGAAAATGCGCACGGCAAAATGATGGCCGCAGCGCTTAAAAATATGAGATATGAGGCACTCCCCGAGCTACTTAAGCTTTTAAACGAGGGTACTCGTTTTATGTCTCAGATGTTTACCTCAAAGAACCCTAACTTCGTAGTCCCCAACTTTCTTAAGGATTTAGGAACTACTTTGTTGAATCTAGGCGAAGACGATAAAAAGTCTCTTATTAAGAACACGCTTAGCTATGGTAACATCAGTAAGTTTGGTAAAGCTATTTTTAAAGCTGAGGTATCTCTCAAGAAAGATAAGAAGAGCCCAGTAAATATGGATGAATTTAAACACGAAGGTGCTGCTCAAAAGATCTTAGCTGAGAATGATCCTGTTAAGATGTACATGTTTACAAAATTTAGCGGAGGCCTTGTCGGTTACTTTAATGCTAAAAGCGTACCCAAGTTAGTTCAGGATATGACTAAATTGTCCGACTCTAAGAAACAAAACTCTGCGGTTAGAATCTGGAACACAACTAACCAATATTTGGATGCGCTAAACTCAGTAGCAGAAAACTCACTCAGGGTTTCCTCATTCTGGGCGGCGATTAAAGACGGTAGGTCTACTCAAGAAGCTGCTTTAATCTCTAGGAACTTGACGGTCGACTTTAATCAAGGTGGCAATAAATCGAACGCTATGAATTCGATGTACATGTTCTTCCGTGCAGCGACTAACGGTATCGATAGAGCATATCGAAGTTTCATGCACAGAAATAAAAAAGAGAGGTACCAACTGGTAGGAGGAATCATGGGTGTATCTTACGGCTTTGCATTAATGGCTAGACTGCTGGACGATGATGAAGACGAAGAGACTGAGCCAATGTATGACCAGGTATCATCTTTTGCACGCCATCGTAAAATGATTATCCCAATGCCAGGATGGCTTCTTGAAGCGGCTGGTATTGAAGATAAAGGTCATCACATCCGACTTGATCTACCTCTCGGTCTACCCGCAGGCATTTGGGGAGCGGGTCAAACTCTCGCTGATATGACTTCTTTTTACACACCTTTCCTCAGAGGAGGTCACGGTGTTATGGAGTCGATGAGCAACCTGTCGGGTGACATGTCTGATATTGTTAATCCCTTTGGTAGTGGAGATATCATCAGTCTGCTCACCCCATCAGTCGCAACTCCTTTTATCGAGCTTAAACAGAATAAGAACTTCATGGGTGGTGACATTCGTTATGCTCAAGCTCCATGGGGAGAGCCAGTTCCAGCACACATGCTAGACCCTAAGGGTACCCCGCTTGCGTGGACCGAGCTCTCTAGGAAGTTTAATGAAGCTGGAGGAGGATCAGACGTATCTGTCGGATCTATTCGCGGAATGCTCGGAATGAATCCTCTAGAGTTCAAGGAGAACGAAGACTGGAAGTGGGACTGGAGCGGAGGTCAAATAAGGCACATAATCTACGGAATATTAGGAGGCCCATTTGATGTTGTTGAAAAGTCGATTGTTACGGCACATGCGGCATTCACTCCAGGTGTAGATGTTGACTTTAAAAATATACCAGTACTACAAAGATTTTTAAGGAATGATACTTATGGGGGGTCTACAAAACGTAAAATGTACAACCTTGAGGACGCAGTTAATTCCGCACAGGCAGTTGTAGACAAAGCCCCAGCAGACAAAAGATCTCAGACAATAAAGTTTAACAGCAAAATCTTACAGTTTAAAGACGACGTAAAAAAATACGCAGCGTATAGACTTAAGGCCAAAGACATGGAGACTAAAATAAACGCTTCTAATAAGTCAGATTCGGAAAAAGCACAACTGATTGCGAACTATCAGACAAAACAGTTAGAGTTCATGACCAGAGTTATTAACCGCGCACAAAAAGCCGGTCTTTCCGTATAATGAAAAAAACCAACTTACGCCTTACTAAAGAACAAGAAGACAAGCTCGTTAAGTACGCACTAGACCGAGTCGAACAGCTCCGAGAAGATAACCGAGAGCGGATCGAATCTGACAAGCTTTCTTGGAAAATGTATCACAACGAGAGAGACGACCGAGCTGGATACGACGGTATATTCTCAAACTCTAATCTGTCTATTCCTCTGACCTCCTTGGTAGTAGATCATTTCATGGCCAGGGCCGAGGATGAGATTACAGGTACTTCTCCTTACTTTAAGTTTGAAGCCCAGGGAGCTCAAGACTCTGAAATGGCAGAATCTTTTGATAAGTACTTCAACTGGAAGATTGAGGATCAGGGCAACACCCGAGAGAGACTAGAAGAGTCCTATCTCCACGTGTTTATACAAAGAGCTTTAGTTCTTAAGTCTGTGTACGAGGAAGATGTATCTGTCTGGTATGACCACGAAAGAAATGGCATGTTTAATCTGCTGACTCAGGAGTTTGAAGAGATCCCTGGTAAAGGCCCAATCATTGAAGGAGAAGCCCAGTTTATACCTGAGCTAAACCCAATGACTGGAGAAGAAGAGCTTAGGCTTTCGGACGATCCCACAGTCCAGATGATTCCAGGCGTACACGAATTCCAACCGCTTCCAGACGGGATCCCAACTGAACAGGTCAGGTACAAAGGTCCAAGGTCGGAAGTCGTAGACTCAGATCGTTTTCTTTGTTCTTCTAGCGAAGAGTCAGTTGAGAAATCAGACTTTGTAGTAGAGCTATATGACAAAGATATCAGATGGGTTGAAAAGATATTTCTTGAGCGCGAGTGGATGATATTTGATGACTACAGAAATCTAATTAACAAAGATGCCAATCCAAGAAGCCCAATTGAAAAGAACGAGAATAGAACTGAAAACCTAGACTTCGATAATGAAGAGAATCCTAGTGTTCAAATTCTTGAGTGCTGGGTTAAAAGAGATGTATTAGGTACAGGCACTCCACAGGAATTCTGCATATTCATTGATCCCGAATCAAAGAAGCCTTTGTACTACGAGTATGTAGCAAAACTAACTCCAGACAATAAGCCTCCGTATTCGGTTGTATCAATTGGTAAGGAGAGAAATAAATGGTGCGGTTACAGCCTACCTGAAAGAATTAAGAGTTTTCAAGAGTACATCGATAAACAGTTTAACTCTCAAAGCTATCGGAATGAGCTGGCTGCAAACCCAGTCATAGGTGTCAATCCTCAGGCCGTTGAAGATGAGCCCGAAGATGTAGAGTTACACGCGGGTAAAATATTTGAGCTAAAAGATCAGTACCAGATCGACGACTTCCTACAGTTTTCAGCTATCCCAAATGTAGACATTAAAACCCAGGAACTGATTGATTTTGTCTTCGGTATTGTTCAACTGTGGCTAGGTGTTTCGAACATGGCCCAGGGAGATTATCAAGCACTTGCACCCGCTAATACCGCGACTGGAGTAGAAGCTACTCTCGCTGAAGCCTCGAAGATTGGTCGCCGTTGGATGCGTAGAATCGTCCGAGGATTTGAAGAGCACTTAACAAAGCTCGTTCAAGTTGCAATGGCGACTATGGATGAAGAGGAAGTGTTTGAATACATGGAAGGTGATATCCGAGCTTTTGCAGTAATGACCCCTGAACAAATACAAGAGGTGGGGATCAATGTTCGAGTTGTTTTGTCGCAAGACCAAGGTCAAAGGGCGATAGAGAAAGCAAACCTTGCACTGCAAACTCAGGAGAGATTCTTCCAATCACCGCCAGAGATGAGACCCTTTATGCGTCCTATGCTTAAGCGAATTCTTGATGCAATGGGCTTTGAGAATACCGATGAACTGCTTCCTCAAGAGGCACCACCTGATCCGAAAGTTGAAGCTGAGATTGCTAAGATGCATGGGGACAACGCCGCAAATGCGGGGGAGAGTCCTCAGCCTAGAGATGGTGTTATGGGAGCTGTTGAAGGCATGGGGAATAGTAATCCTCGAGGCATGAATCAGTACCAGTAGCGCATCTGTACTGTTATAAGCATATAATTAATTTAAGGGCATCCGGTTGATTATCCTCCTTCATAATTAGATTATATAAGGATGGCAAATAACCGCAAAAGAAACTCCAAGACAAAAGGTAGCACCTATGTGCGTATAGAAGGAGACAGTGTTTTAACTGATCTCGCCCCTCTCACCGACCTGGATGAGTTAAATCTCCAAGTGCAAGGTGTTGGCCCAAGAGGAGCTACAGGAGCTCGAGGCGCTCCTGGTAATAATGGAGCCGACGGAGCGGATGGAGCGGACGGAGCGGACGGAGCCCCAGGCCCGCAAGGAGCTCAAGGCGTCGCTGGAAATAATGGCGCCGCTGGAGGACAAGGAGCTCAAGGCCCTCAAGGAGTCCAGGGAGCAACTGGAGCCGCTGGAGCGAACGGACTTCCAGGACAAAATGGAGCCCAGGGAGCAAATGGCCCCGCTGGAGCTGATGGAGCTGACGGAGCACCTGGACTGCAAGGAAATGGCGGACCACAAGGAGCTCCAGGAGCTGACGGATTACAAGGACCTATCGGACTACAGGGCCCTAAAGGAGATACTGGCGTAGCTGGCCCCGCTGGCATTGCTGGCACTAATGGAACGGACGGAATTGACGGAGCACAAGGCCCTCAAGGAACTCCAGGTTTAGCCGGAACTGACGGAGCTGATGGAGCTACTGGAGCTGCTGGAGCCCCAGGAGTTGACGGAGCAACTGGAGCACAAGGCTTTACGGGCCCTCAAGGCCCTCAAGGAATTTCAGGAGTTGACGGAGTTGACGGAGCTCAAGGTTTAAAAGGAAATGACGGAGCCCCAGGAGTTGACGGAGCTCAAGGCCCTCAAGGAACTCCGGGTGTAGCCCCTACAATTGTTATAAATTCTAACGGGGAGTGGGAAATTGATGGAGTGTCGACTGGTATTGTTGCTGGTGCCGCAGCCATAGACCCTTATGGGGATGTCGGTACTGCTGATAAAAATGGAATCGATCCAGCCCAAGTTGATATTATGGTTATACCCCCAACTGATACCGTAAATAACGTTGAAGTTCACACCGACGCAGACGGGGACGGAACTTACAGTGACTTTGATACTGACGACTCCGATAGCAGCGTAGGTGGATTTCCAGACGCCGACGGCGATGGAGTTGAAGACTCTCTCGATATATTTCCACTCGATAGCTCAGAGTCGGCAGATACCGATGGAGACGGAGTAGGCGACAACTTAGATCCATTTCCAGCGGATCCAACTGAAACAGTTGATAGCGATGGAGACGGAGTAGGCGACAACTCGGATGCATTTCCAAATGACAGCACTAACGCTGGAGACTCAGATGGAGACGGTGTTGACGATTTAGACGATGCATTTCCAAATGATAATACTAAAGCTGGAGACTCGGATGGCGACGGTGTTGACGATTTAGACGATGCATTTCCAAATGATAATACTAAAGCTGGAGACTCAGATGTCGACGGTGTTGACGATTTAGACGATGCATTTCCAAATGACAATACTAAAGCTGGAGACTCAGATGGAGACGGTGTTGACGATTTACTGGATGCATTTCCAAATGACAGCACTAAAGCTGGAGACTCAGATGGAGACGGTGTTGACGATTTACTGGATGCATTTCCAAATGACGGCACTAGATCTGGAGACTCAGATGGCGACGGTGTTGACGATTTAGACGATGCATTTCCAAATGATAATACTGAAAGTGCCGATACAGACGGAGACGGAGTAGGCGACAACTCGGATGCATTTCCAAATGACAGCACTGAAAGTGTTGATACAGACGGAGACGGAATAGGTAATAACGCAGATAGTCACTTACATGATAACACTAAATCAGGCGTAGATGCTGACAACGACGGAATTGACGACGCAGTAGATAGCCATCCAAATGACGCAACTAAATCAGGCGTAGATGCTGACAACGATGGAATTGACGACGCAGTAGATAGCCATCCAGATGACGCAACTAAATCAGGCGTA